TTTTTTACGTATTATTTTTATAATTTTTGTAGTAATATTTCCAATATCATTGATAATATTATATTCTATTATTCCAGCTGATACAAGTTTGATAGCACAAATGGGATATTTAATAATTATATTGATACCTGTTTCTATAGGTGTTACATATATATTAAAATGTGAACCCTGTGATGTTTTACATTATCCTTATAATGAATAATATATTCTTTTTAGTTTGATGACGTAAAAATTTAAATTAAAATATACTATTATTTAAAATGAGGTTTGAAATTTTTGCACATAATATGCAAAATAATCATATTGTTACAATATTATTCTTACTAATTGGTGTTATAATGTTTATTGTTGGAATTCTTGGATTAATTGCACCATATTTCGATGAAGATTCTGGAATAAGAAATTTCTTTGGCGCAGACAGAAGTAGTATAATCCAATGGATTATATTATTATCTGGATTAGTTTTCATTGGATTCCCAATGAAAATAAAAATTAACCAAACATAATTCATATTAAAATTGAATTAACTCTTTTATTTTTTTGTAATTAACAAATTTAAAGACATCTTTATATATTATATACAACTCTTGCTGTCGCCATGGAAATTGAGACTAAAATCATCGATAAAGTTCGCTTTGGTATTGCGAGCCCCCAGGAACTCATTGACCAAGCAACAGTGCAAGTAATTAGTGAAGAAACTTTCACTGGTGGACAACCAGTTGAAGGTGGACTATTTGACTTGAAAATGGGTACAATTGAATTTGATAAAGTATGTGCTAGTTGTGGTCAAGGACCTAAGAATTGTCCTGGTCACTTTGGATACTTGAAATTAGCAGCACCTATTTTTCACCCCAGTTATAAAGATATTATTAAAAAAGTACTTGAAACTGTGTGTTTTCAATGTAGTAACTTATTAATTACTCAGCATGCAAAAGAAATTGTAAGAACTGTTAAGAGAAATAAAAGATTAGATCGCGTTAGATCCTTTATTAAGACTAAACGTGTTTGTGAACTTTGTGATAAACTCCAGCCCGAAATTAGGCGTCAAAAACATTTAGAAAGATTTACATATACATTTAAGAATATTCCAGATGCAAAAGAAGAAGTATTGACGCCAAATTTGGCAAGAGAAATTCTGAAGCGAATTACTAATAGCAATGCAGAATTACTTGGATTTAGTGGAAGTTGTCGTCCAGAATGGATGATTATGACAATTCTACCAATTAGTCCACCGGTTATGCGTCCCACAGTTGTTACTGATAGTAATCAGCGCGGTGAAGACGATTTAACAGTTTATTTAAGTCATATTATTAGAGCAAATAGAACAATTCAAGAAAAAATTAATAGTCAAAATGTAACTGAAGCGAATTTGATTACCTTTATTGAAACCATGAATTTATATATTAGTATGATGATTGTTGGTGGAGTCAAGAAAACTACTAACAAAAGTACAATGGGTGGTAGACTCCTTGCAACTAGAACAGGTAAAGCACTAAAAAGTATTAATGACAGAATTTCTGGAAAACAAGGTAGATTTAGAAAGCATCTTATGGGTAAGCGTGTTGATTTTTCAGCGCGTAGTGTTATTACACCAGATCCTAATTTGGACATTGATCAACTTGGAATGCCTTTGAAGATTGCTAAGATCCTGACATTCCCTGAAGTTGTAAATGATTATAACAAAGACAAGATTTATCAATACATTGTTAATGCTAAGACTGGCAAGTATCCACAAGCTATCAGTATTAAACGTGGGGAAACCACACGAACAATTGAGTATATTAAGGAAGATATTGTCTTAGAAAATGGTGATATTGTGGTGAGACAATTAGTGGATGGAGATATTGCTCTATTCAATCGTCAACCCACATTGCACAGAATGAGTATGATGGCATTTAAGATTAAAACAATGCCAGGGAAGACATTCAGAATTAACTTGAGTGTCACAACCGCATTTAATGCAGATCAACTAACCGTCAAGGTCTGCAACACGCGACTGCTATCGTGAATTCGCCACTCACAATAGATAAACAGTGTTATCGCGTAGTCAAGCATCGATTTAAAATAATGACCCAATCAAATAATAAAATAGAATATACATATGGTCTTATTTACAAGATCAAAAATCAAATAAATAATAGAATATACATCGGACAAACACGAAGTCATTATGGTACTGGAAAAACCCGCAAAAAAACGGGTATTGAACATAGATGGAAAAATCATCAGAAAAGTGCCAAAAAAAGTGAGACACAAAATATAAAAAAACAATGTAGAGTATTAAATAATGCAATCAAAAAATACGGTATTGATAATTTCATTATAGAAAAAATACATCAATGTTCTCTTGATAAAACAGATTATTGGGAAGATTTTTATATAAAAAAATTTAATTCCCTAGTTCCTAATGGTTATAATATGCGAGAAGGAGGTATGACTGGTTCACCTTGTGAAGAGTTGAAAATACATTTTTCAAAGAAAACAAAAGAGTATTTTATGAAAAAAGAAAATAAATTAAAACAAAGTAGTATAATTTCAAAAATACAATTAAAAAATATGATTTTAGAACTATATGCTAGTGATATTAAACATATTGAAATAAAGCCAATAAAAGAGAATGGAATTCCTAAAATTATATATATGTATGTTCAATTAAAGAATAATAAAGAAAGAAAAAGATATAGATTTGGTGGAAAACATATAGATTTTCAAAAGTCATTAAAAAAGGCTTTAAAAATAGCAAATTTTGTTGCAGATAAAAATATCATTTCTGTTTCTCCAGAAATAACCGATACAAATAATCCTTTAGTAAAATATCAATCACAAATCAACAAATTTAAACAACTTAAAATAACTAGGATTAGAATAATACCAATAGATTATAAACAATTTGTGGCTGTTCGTACATTTATGTTGCCTAAAAAGGGAATGTTTTATAAAGATGAATTTACAATGTGTTTTGGTGGAAAGACAATTAATACTAAAGATGCATTTAACATTGCTTATAAAGTTATGCAACAAATTTCAACAACTAAAACTGATTGGGTCATATCAGAAAAATTCGATGCTTGGCGAGATCTTCAAATTGCGGGAAAGCCCTAAAGCTTCAAGTACTACTCTATTGTGGAAACACAATATGAGCACCCGAGTTAATTGCCCTGGGTAAAGTAATAACCTTGAAGATAAAAGAGTATTGTACTCTTGAAATGGGTAATCCGCATCCAAGTCCCTAAGTCCGTTAGTTTCTTACGAAACATGCAATCAAAGATTGTTTGACAAGGATATGGGAAAGGTTCAACGACTAAACGGAGATCGGTCCTAGAAAGTTGGTCACTTTCAATAATGGGCTTAAGATATAGTCTACTCCCTTGCGAAAGTAAGGGTACGGAGTTTATTAGAACTCCATGGTTTGACGGTGATGAGATTGACATGCGTTTGTCTCAAACAGGTGGCTGCTTTATTGGTTATCCAATTTACCAATAAAGGGAAACAGTGTAAGATTGGATTATAATATAACCACCTAGGTTCTTATTGAACCAAGTTCCACCAATTGCGGGAACACCCTTAGAGCTTCAGATACTACTCTTTTATGGAAACATAGAACGAGAACCGGGGTAATGACCTAGGCTAGATACTTTTAGTATCCAGGTTTTCAAATTGAAAACTTGTAGTAAAAACTCTGAAGATTGGGCAATCCGCAGCCACTCTCCTAAGTCCGTTAGTTTCTTATGAAACACGCAAGGATATGGAGAAGGTTCATCGACTAGAATGGAGCGGTCTGAGGAAACTAGCAATTTCCTATGAAGGCTTAAGGTATAGTCAGGCTTGTAGTGAAAGCTACAAGATTTATGGAACGCACACATTCCACAATCAATTAGTACAGCATATGAACTTTGGAATCTCGCAAGAGCTCCAACTCAAATTGTAACTCCACAAACTAATGCTTCTATCATTGGTATTGTACAAGATAGTTTACTAGGTGCATTTTTGTTAACAAGATACAACACAAAAATTGCAAAACAACTTGCGATGAATATTTTAATCATGAATAAGACATTTACTGGAGAACTTCCTCCATCAGACAAGAAAGACTTATGGAATGGTCGTCAGATTGTATCTAACATTATTCCACCAATTAATTTACAAAAATTCACAAATAGTTTTAATGAAGGATCAACAGATACATCAGAAGAATATATTTCCAATTCACGAACTATTGTCCGTAATGGTGAACTTATTAGTGGTGCTATCGACAAATCAATTCTTGGTGCCACAAAGGAAGGATCATTTGCGCACATTATTTGGGCTGATCTCGGTCCTGAACAAGCTAAGGATTTCCTTAGTCTAATTCAGAAGTTTACTAACAAATTCTTGTGGCATCGCGGGTTCTCTGTTGGTCTGGGTGATATTTATCCAGACCAACCGCTGAGAACTAAAATGGACAGAAAGATTCTTGAAGGTATTACTGAAATTGAAGAATTAATTAGTCGTATTGACGGAGGTACTTTTGTTCCACCACCTGATACGACTGTGGAAGAATATTTAGAAATCCAAGCAACTGAGAAACTTAATACTATTACTCTAAGTGTGGCATCAGAAGTATTGAAGGTACTCGATCCAGAAACAAATGGTCTTATGGGCATGATTACTTCTGGTTCTAAGGGATCGGATATTAATGTTGGTCAAATGATGGGTTGTGTCGGTCAACAAAATGTTGACAGAAAGCGTATTATTAAGAATTACGGAAGACACAGAACCTTGCCGTTCTTTCATCGTGACGACATGACTCCAAAGAGTCGTGGATTCGTGGAACATTCATTCTTACAGGGTCTTGATCCTGCAGAGTTCTTCTTCCACAGTATGACTGGACGTGAAGGTATTATTGATACAGCAATTCGTACTGCAGATTCTGGTTATCTTAGCCGAAGGCTTATGAAAGCAATGGAAGACATCTTTGTTGGATATGACAACACAATTAGAAATAGTAATGGGCAAATTATCCAATTCATCTTTGGTGAGGATGGTATTGACCCAATGAGAATTGAGAAGCAAAAATTGGAAACTCTATTCATGGAAAACTCAGAAATTAAGGAACGTTATCACTTAACAAAGGATGACATCAAGAATTATGTTCAACCAGAAATTGCTAAAGATATTATGTCACCAGGTAAAGGTGAAGACACCAATCAACAATTAGAGCGCGAGTACAAAAAGGTACAAAAAGACAGAGACTTGATGAGATATCTCTTGGATAAATTGGAAGGTGAAATAGAAGACAAATTTTATTTACCAGTTAATCTTCAACGTCTTCTTGTTAATGCCAAGAATCAGTTTGGTAATAGACCATCTAAATCAACGAAGGATAGATCCGACTTGAGTCCGCTAGAAGTTATTGAAAAAGTAAAAGAACTGAATAAGAAACTTCCAAGAATCTTTAGCAATCAACTGAGAGCTAATTTGGAAGTTCAAGATAATTACAATAATGCAGTGACGTTTTTGCGAATTCTGATTAGGTCTATGTTTAGTTCTAAACGGGTTATTGTTGAATATAATTTAACAAAGACAACATTCCATTACATACTAAATCAAATTGAATTGAAATTTATGAATGCTATTGTCCAACCAGGAGAAATGGTTGGTGCAGTGGCATCCCAAAGTTTGGGAGAACCCAGTACACAGCTGACACTAAATACGTCAATGGGGCGTTGAAAAGGTGACTGCCAGAACTGTGACTCACTAAGTTCTGGATAAACAGTAAGTATGAGTCAACACATTGTGTATACTTCACCTAGTGGTTGATAATAACATCAACTGCAAAACCATCAAATTGCAAGAACACCCTTAGAGCCTTAGATACTACCTCTCATGAGAAATCGTGAGTAGGCACCCGAGTTAATAGCCCTGGGTAGATGCTAAAGCATCCAGGTTTTTATAATGAAAACTTGTAGTAACAATTCTAAGGATTGGGCGATTTGCAGCCAAGCTCCTAAGTCCGAAAACACAATCAAAGATTGTTTGACAAGGATATGGAGAAGGTTCAACGACTAAACGGTGGTTGGTCTGAGGAGATTAGTCATCTTCAATGAAGGCTTAAGACATAGTCTATTCTCTAATGAAAGTTAGAGTATATATTTGTGGAATTATTCCACAAATTGTAGTTCATTTTTCGGGTGTCGCAGCTAAATCCAATATTACTGCTGGTGTTCCTCGCTTGCGAGAACTTATCGATGTATCAAAGAAACAGAAGAATCCATTCCTTATTATTAATATCAAGGATTCGGGCAATAAACAACAAGCAGAAGCAATTAAGAATCAATTGAGAAATACTAAATTACATGAATTCGTAGACAAAGTGCAAGTAATTTATGACCCTGATATCAATAAATCTAATATCGAAGAAGATAGAAAATTCATTAGCGATTACTTTAAGTACACTATTGGGTTGAAACAACCTGGTACATTAAGTCATTGGGTTATCAGATTCGAACTTAACAGAACAAAGATGGTTTACAATCAAATGAGAATGAATATTATTCGCAGAAGACTCAATAGTTTCCCAGAGTTCTTCGCGGTCACAACTGATGACAATGCACCGACGCTTATTTTGCGAGTACATCTTGTTGTTGCTAATCTTTCAGACAAAAATCCACGAAACGTAGATCAAGTCTTGAAACAAAAAGATAGATTAATGAATGATCTAGTTTTGCGCGGAATTGATAAACTAACATCTGTTCAAGTTAGAGAACATAAAGTTAAAGAATTCGATAAATCAACAGGTGAAGTAGTCACAAGTAATCAATATTACCTTGATACTGACGGAACAAATTTAGTTCAAGTATTGAAACATCCTGGTGTAGATATTGTCAAGACTAGATCTACCGATGTTCTTGAAGTTTACAATGTATTTGGTATTGAAGCAGCACGAAGAACGTTATTAACAGAGATTAGACAAGTGCTGACATTTAATGGGACATATGTTAATTACCATCATCTAGCATTACTTGTTGACATCATGACACATACTGGTGACTTAACAGCAATTAGTCGTCACGGATTTAACAGACTTGATAAATCGCCTATTAGTAAAAGTTCATTCGAGGAAACAGTTGAACAACTAAAGATTGCGTCCATGAACCAAGAAGAAGATAATATGAGAAGTGTTTCTGCACGAGTTATGTTTGGTCAAGCAATTATGGGCGGAACTGGAGCATCGAAATTGATTATTGATGAATCTGCATATGGTGCAACAGAAGAACAGATTGATGATATTATGGATAATCTTTAATTGATTCTGTCAAGTGAATAAAAAAACTGATTAATTTTATTTTTTTTATTCAACAAAATGAATTTACCTAACGAGCTTTGGTACAACACATTCTCTTTCTTGACTCAAAAGAGTCAGTCAAAGTTCAGTTGTCTATTGAACTTATACAACTTAAGTACAGAAGAAATAGAATTGATTTGGTCTTCAAGTAATTTATGGTTTGATACTGCTAGTAAAGGATACAGTAAATTGATAAAACTATTGATTAAAGCTGGCGGTGTTAATGTAAATATTCAAGACAAGGATAATCTTACACCTCTACACCTAGCAAGTAATCGTGGTAATAAAGACTGTGTTGAACTCTTGATTAAAGCTGGTGCTAATGTAAATATTCAAAATTGTTTTGATAATACAGCTCTACACCTAGCAAGTAATCGTGGTAATAAAGACTGTGTTGAACTCTTGATTAAAGCTGGTGCTGATGTGAATATTCAAGACAATACTGGCGTGACAGCTCTACACTTAGCAAGTCTTTATGGTCATAAAGAAACTGTTGAACTATTTATTAAAGCTGGTGGTGTTAATGTAAATATTCAAGACAATAGTGGAGCAACAGCTCTACTATATGCAACTAGTCGTAAGCATAAAGAAATTGTAAAATTACTTGAAAAAAATTGAACTATTATCTTTTTTTATCACAAAATGACAAAGTACGATCTCGAAAAAATACCAAAACAATTCCAAGTAACCATTGACTGTCCTCAATTTGAATATTATTACCAAGATTTAATCAAAAATGGTAATGAAAAAGAATTCTTTTACAAGAATTATAAATGTTTGATTCGACGCAATGTTTCAATGGGACATCTTTGTGGATACGTTTTTATTGACAAATATATTGATGTATCCAAAATTAAACATATTCATGGCGACATTACGTGGGGAGATCATGAAAAAGTAGGATTTGATTGTGCACATCTTTCAACAGATTTTGTACCATTGATAAATTATTCTACAAAATCTGTTTACAAGAATTTTGATTTTGTAGAATCTGAATTAAAGAAACTTGTAAATCAATTAACTAAAAAAGATAAGGTAGAATAATCTTGGAATAAATAAATGAATTTTTCATGGTCTAGTATCAAGAAAAATCCAAGAAATCCAGATGAATTAATTGATTCTTTTTGTAAAAGACTTTATCTTTTTAATTTTACTCCAACACAAAAGGCTAAAGCACATACTGTTAAATATAATATAGTTGGTGACATTGAAATAAGTGAGAAACATAAAAAAGATCTCTTGAATTGTCTAATCAAAGCAGGAATTAAACTTGATCATATTCCTGATGATAAGGCTGGAGAATCGCTTCTAAGTGTTGCAACTGCACTTAATAACACAACACCTAATTTCATACAATATTTACTTGATAATATGGAATATAATCATTGTCAAACAAGCAAAAATAAAGAAAACCCATTATTAAATATCCTAAAATCCAAAAATCCCAATACACTTGAAATTACAAGAATGATTCTTAATAAATGTGGTGATTCAATAGTAAAACAACAAGATAAATTTCTTAATACCCCACTTCATGTTGCTTCGCAATCTAATTACAAAGATTCACCAGAAGTTATAGAATTACTTTTTGCGTTTGGTGCATTAGATTCTTTAGAAAAAAGGGATATGTACGGAAAATTTCCACTAATTCGAGCATTTGAATCAGATAATCCAAGAAAAAATGAGGTTATATCTATTTTAATTAATAAGGGAGCAAATACTGATATCAAGTACAAGAACCAAACACCGTTAATTCTCGCAGCCATAGAAGGTAATGAACAAATAGTTAAAAAGTTATTTGAAAATCCAAAAACTGCCAAGACAATTGAGTTTAAAGATGATAATGACAAAACAGCATTACTTACAAATGCCGCTAGTAAAAACCCTAATATGAATATTATTAGGTTTCTTGTTGATAAACAAGGTGCCAATATTGAAACAACCGACCAATTTGGAAACAATGCATTGTTTTATGCTATTGAAAATGGTAGTCTTCCACTTATTAAATATCTTCTGACTGCACAAAGACGTAAACTGAATGTAGGTCATAAAAATAATGACGGAGAAACTGCTTTAATGAAAGCTGTACAAAAAAATAGAGTTGATATTGTTAAATTATTATTGTCTTCTGGTGCAGACATTAATGCTGTTAATAATGATGGTGATTCTGTATTAATGTATGCTATTGAATCTGACAATCCCGATTTAATAAGATATCTTATTACTCAGAATAAAATAGATATTAAACACTCAAATAATCTCGGTAGAACGGTTTTGCATATTGCTGTAACACGTGATAGTAAAAATATTGTTTCAATTATTAAAGTGATTCTTGATAACATTGACAAAGACAAAGAATTCATTAATAAACAGGATTTCCTTGGTAATACTGTATTACATTATACAATGCAACAACCAAATAGACAACATATGTTACAAATTTTACAATACTTGATTAATAAAGGAGCCAAAAGAAGCATAAAAAATAATGATCAGAAGTCAGCGAGATATCTTGCTGGAGTGAAAGGAATTAAACTGGATGACATAACTAAACAGAAATAATACCGTTTCGTAAATGAAAATGATATATTTTTCTTTTTTAAATATATAAATGGATTCAATAAAGGTAAAAGGAAAAACACTCAAAGTTGCTCCTATATCCCTAGTTTACAAGCCAAATTACACAGCAGCGGAAAAGAATAAAGCCAAAAAATTAACAACTAAATGGAAGGGTCAAGAACAACGTAGTCCTTTTGTGACAGTGGATATTGTTTTGTTGCACAAAATTGGTGGAGAATGGCATGTTTTGTTGGGATGGTGGGAAAAAGTGTTCCCTATTGATGGCAAACCAAAACGCATTGCCGGAGTTACTGTAATTCCTGGTGGTCATTTTGAAAAGAGTGGAGCACGTGATCCAAAGATCACTAAAGAAGGTGGCGATCTTAATTTGATTTCGGCAGCTAAAAAGGAACTACATGAAGAAACCAATATTAGTTTAACTAAATTGAAGGACTTAACACCATTGGCTGTTATTGATCGAGTAGAGAATGATATACGTGCTCATGTCTTACGTACAGTATTTGTTGCTACAACCACTGGAATTCCTAAACCTAGTGAGGAAATCAAAAAGTTTTATCATGTTCCTTTGAGAGACTTGAAACGCGATGTTAAAACTGGTTATCTCAAATACAATAAACAAAAATTGCCATTTGTTCTTGGACATGATGAAATGTTGCAAACAGTTTTTCAGTTACCAGCCTTCAATGATTATGTAAATAGTCACTGATTTTTATCTCACTATTATTTATAAATGTCTAGCGTTTTTCAAAGAAAAAACAGTGTTTTTTTCGGCAACACTGTTTATGTTTCGGAAGTTCTATATACTAATCTTATTAAATCTTATCCTAGGGGATCGAGTAATCCTGTTAGTATATGTGATGTTAAAATTAAGGATGATATTATTATTGGAAATCTTCAAGGAAATGTAACAGGTGACTTAAATGGTAATTTAAACGGTAATATTAATGGTGATGTAGTTGGAAATTTGACGGGTAACGTAACAGGTAACGTAACAGGTAACGTAACAGGTAACGTAACAGGTATCGTTTATGGTTCTGCAAATCCTGAGCGCGTTATCAGTATTGCACAAAGCGGTGGTATGTTCAATAATTTTCCAGACGCTTTAGCTTATGCTGTTTCCTTAAACCCAGTTGCAGGTAATTCAGTTATTATTAGGTGCAGTCCTGGTACGTATCTTATTAATGACACTTTGATGTGGCCAGGTTATGTTGATTTCACAGCTGACAATGCTAATGTTATTCTCGTTATTACTAATCCAACCAAGAATATTATAGAATTCGAAGCTGGTGTTACTATCATTGATAGACTTATGGTTAGTGGTGCAGCCACTGGATGTGGATTTGTTAAAAATACACCTGGTAATGCTACACTACTATTTTGTCAAGTATTTAGTTGTGATACTGGAATTCGCTCTGAAAACCCAGGAAGTTTTATGCGTCTTGTCACAACCGGAAGTCCTGGTGGTCTTAATGTATTTGCATCTGCAACAAATGGAGGTGAAATAGCCACAAGCACAGTTCTCGTTCGTAATTGCGTAGTTGGAATTAAAGGTGATGGAACCGGTAAATTAAGAATTATTGATACTATTATGGAAGAATGTGGCACTGCTTTCGATTTTACTAATTGTAGAAGTGAATTATCATCATGTCATGCTTTTAATTGTACGCTCGGAATTAATGCTGGTACAGATGCTCATGTTGAAGGTGCTGAATATAATGCTTTTAATTGTACTACTGATCTTAATGTTGCAGCAGATGTTGATTTTTGTCGTTTAGGAAACACAAAGATTGACGAAAACAAACTTATTATTGGGGATGAATCCAAAGTCAGTCTTAATATCAATGATATTGAAGGTCGTGATAAATATTACGGTGGTGCTACAATGTTTAATATTCAACAAATCGATCTTTTCGGTGCAGGAGCTGCTGGAACTAAAGCACCTATGTTATCAATCTTCCAAGATGATGGAAATAATACACCAGTTGGTAATGCTTTACAATTTACTTCAAGTAGCAATCCTCGTATTACCATACCTCATAATGCAGCTATGGATTTCAGTGGTGACTTCAGTATTGATTTCTGGACAGTTCCGTACAGTAGCGGTATTAGTTCTTATAATTGGTATGTTAGTAGACGAAATTCTATTGATATTTATCATTATAAATACAATGGTACTCTGTATGTCAGTATTCCTGGGCTTGGTAGTTTTTCTACTCCAAGTAGTGCGCTTATTAATGGAAAACGTCAACATATTGCATTAACATACGATAATACAACTAAGGAAGCAAACATTTATATTAATGGAACTCTTGTTTCAAACCGTACATTTACAGGCAATCCAACAAATGGTGCATTTCCAATGACTATTGGAAATAGATGGAGTCCTAATGTGTATTATGCAGTTGAAGGTGAAATGGATGAAATTAATTTCTGGGACAAACCATTAAATCAAATTGAAATTAGCACACAATATAATAATGGAAATGGAATAGTTAATGTTGATACGACAAATCTTATTATGGGATATCATTTTGATGAAGGTTCTGGTACAACTGCAGAAGATTATGGTCCTAATGGTCTTGATGGTACTCATAATGGCACTATTGATTATGTACCAGGTTTGGTTAATGCTACAACAAATGCAACCACAGGAGTACTTGCTTATCATTTTAATGCAGACCTTGATAATGAGTTATTCTTTAATTTACATCCTGATGCTGGTTATAAAGATGGGGAAAACATTTATCCAATTATTCATTGGGCACCTAAGACTGCTGACTTGGGTGATGTTATGTGGGCATTTGAATATACTGTGGCAGAACCAGGTAGTGCTACTCCCGTAACACAAGTAATTACTGGCGTTACTTCTGTCGATGGCACAGCATTAAAACATCTTAGTACACAATTGCCTGCATTTACTGTTACCGATTATAGATCTATTATTATGGGTCGATTATACAGAGCAAGTATTAATGCTAGTGACACATATCCTGGTTCTGTAGCTTTACTTGGTGCAGAACTTAAATATGTAAAAAATAAATTAGGTAGTGACAACTAAATTATAACCAATCTTTTTTTTAATTGATATTATAGAAGACATAATGTTTAGATTAGATGAAATAAGTAACGACCTTTTAGAGGGTATGACAATTACAGTTTCGAATGAAGTTGATACAAATTTAATTAAACCATATTCGGGTGATACAGTTAATATATGTGATGTTACAGTCAAAGATAATAATATAACAGGCGTTCTTTATGGTTCTGCAAATCCTGAGCGAGTTATCAGTATTGCACAAAGTGGTGGTATGTTTAATAACTTCCCAGACGCTTTAGCTCATGCTATTACATTGAACCCTGTTTCTGGTAATTCAGTTATTATAAAGTGCAGTCCTGGGACATATGTTATTAATGATACTTTGGCATGGCCAGGTTATGTTGATTTCACAGCTGACAATGCCAATGTTATTATTGCTATAACAGATCCGACTAAGAATATTATAGAATTCCAGAATGGTACTTGTATTATTGATAGATTGATGGTAACAGGTGCTACAAGTGCATGTGGATTTGTTAGAAATACATCTGGTAATGCAACACTTTTATGGTGTCAAGTCTTTAATTGTGATATTGGCATTCATTGTGAAAATTCAGGTAGTTTTATGCGTCTTGTCACAACCGGAAGTCCTGGTGGTCTTAATGTATTCGCACGTGCAACAAATTCAGGACAAATTGGAACTACAACTGTTTTAGCACGTAATTGTGTAACAGCAATAAAAGCTGATGCAAATGGTATAGTTAGATTGATTGATACTATTATAGAAGATTGTGGAACAGCGTATGATTTATCAAATTGTGTTTCGGAAATGTCTTCTTGTCAAGTTTTTAATTGTACCACTGGTATTTTGGCAGGAACTGATTCTTCAATTGAAGGTACTGATTTTAATGCTTTTGGATGTACAACAGATATCAATGTTGCTGCAGATATTACATATTTTCGTTTAGGAAACACAAAGATTGATGAAACCAAAATGATTATCGCGGATGAATCAAAAGTTAGTCTCAATATTAATGATGCATTTTCAAGAGATAAATTCTTTGGTACAGCTGCTGTTTTCGATATTCAACAAGTTGATTTATTTGGTACATCTGATGCTGGTGGAAATAAACCAACATTATCAAGAGTTGTAGATAATGGTGGTGGTGTAAGTAGTGATTTGGCAATTGTTGCAAATTCAAAATTGGATCAAAAAGTTGTAATATCAAATGATGCAAGTATGGTATTTAATAATGACTATACAATAGAATTTTGGATGCGCACTGATTCTGGTAGTTCAAATACACAATATATAATTACAAAAGAAGACACATTTGAAATAAGTTGGTTAAGAAATAGAGAAACACTTTATTGGGAACATCAAAAAATTACAACTCTTACAAGTGATGGTAATAGTATTTATGAAGGTTCAAGAATACATATTGCATGTGTAATGGATAGTATTAATAAAAAAATGATAATTTATGTTAATGGTGAATTTAATAATTCTACAGCATTTAGTGGTACGTTAACAAGTAATAATGAAGATATTTATTTATTCGATATTAATAATCCAGGTAATCACAATTTCGATGGTGCTCTTGATGAAATTAATTTCTGGAGCAAAACTCTTTCAGCATCAGAAGTTAAAAATAGATATAATAGTGGAAACGGATTAGAAAATACAGATCTTGTTAATCTTATGGCGGGTTATCATTGTAATAATACTGGAACATCTACAGAGTTAATTGATTATTCTGGTAATGGAAATACTGGTACACATGATTGTTCATTCGATACAGGACTTATATTAAATACAGTACCAAGCATTGGTTTAATTTCATGGGTTTTTCAATCAGACAAATTAAATGAATTGTTCTTTAATATTCATCCTAATGCAACATATCAAGAAGGAAAGGATATTATTCCAATTATTCATTGGATGCCATTAAGTAATAATGTGGGAAATATAGTATGGGGATTAGAAAGAAGTGCAGCAAATCCTGGTGCATCGTACGGAAATAGTACTATAGATACAATAACAATAAGCACAAATGGAACAATCAAAGAACATATAATTACTGAATTTCCATCATTTACACTTAGTGATTTTCGTGCAATTATTTTAGGTAGACTATTCCGTGATGGTTCAAATGTTGCAGATACTTTTTCTGAGGGTGTTGCAGTTTTAGGCTTTGAATTGAAATTTACAAAAAATAAATTAGGTAGTGACACTTAGGGTAATTAATCTTTTTTTACTTCAGTAATTATATAGATGTCAAACGTTTTTCAAAGAGAAAATAGTGTTTTTTTCGGCAACACTGTTTATGTTTCAGAAGTTCTATATACAAATGTTATTAAATCTTATCCAAGGGGATCAAGTAATCCTGTTAGTATATGTGATGTTAAAATTAAAGATGACAAAATTATTGGAAATCTTGAAGGAAACGTAAGTGGCGTTCTTTTTGGTTCCGCAAATCCAGAACGTGTTGTTACAATTGCCCAAAGCGGTGGACTTTTTGATAACTTCCCAGACGCTTTGGCTCATGCTATATCCTTAAATCCTGTTCCAGGAAATTCAGTATTAATTCGTTGTAGTCCTGGTACATATCTCATTAATGACACTTTGATGTGGCCAGGTTATGTTGATTTCACTGCTGATAATGCTAATGTTGTGTTAGCTATTACTGATCCAAATAAGAATGTAATAGAATTTCAACCTGGTGTTACTATCATTGATCGACTTATGGTTAGTGGAGCTACAAATGCATGTGGATTTGTTAGAAACACCCCAGGAAATGCAACACTTTTATGGTGTCAAATTTTCAGTTGTTATACTGGAGTTTTATGCGAAAATCCAGGGAGTTTTATGCGTCTTGTCACAACAGGAAGTCCTGGTGGTCTTAATGTATTTGCTTTGGCAAGAAATACTGGACAAATTGGAACTACAACTGTTCTTGTAAGATTGTGTGGTACCGGTATAAAGGCTGAAGATACAGGAGTAGTAAGACTTATTGATACTATTATTGAAGACTGTGGCACTGCTTTTGATTTAACCAATTGCACAAGTGAATTATCTTCATGTCAAATTTTTAATTGTGCCACTGGTATTTTAGCAGGAACTGGTGCTAAAGTTGAAGGTACTAATATTAATACATTTAATTGTGCAACTGATATTAATGTTGCGGCTGATGTTGTTTCTTTTCGTTTAGGAAACACAAAGATTGATGAAGCAAAAATGATTATTGCGGATGATTCTAAAGTGGCACTCAATATTAATGATATCAAGGCACGTGATAAATTCTTTGGAACTGCGGCTGTCTTTGATATTCAACAAATCGATCTTTTCGGTACTTCTGATGCTGGTGGAAGAAAACCTACTTTAACAAAGGTTGTTGATGATGGAAGTATTGTTGTTAATGATTTAGGTTTGTATTCAGATGCTACCGCATTTCAACGTGTAGAAATTCCTAACAGTGCAAGCATGGTATTTAGTAGTTCTTATACTCTTGAATTCTGGATGAAACCAAATCCAAACGCTGGTCCAAATCAACAATTTGTCTTTAGTAAAAGAAATACATTTGATATTAAATGGAGAAGAGGATTTGATAGACTTGAATGGTCTCATAGAGGTGCATCAAACCTTAATACTGATAGAAATCTTATTTTAGGAAATACAAGAGTTCATATTGCTTGTGTAATGGATTCATTTGATAAAACAATGACTATTTATGTAAATGGTGTTCCAAACACAGATAGAACATTTAGTGGAACTCTGAATAATACAACATCACCTTTATATATTTGTGATAAAGATACTTCTGGAAATAAAAGTTATAATGGTGGATTAGATGAAATTAATTTCTGGAGTAAAGCTTTAACTTCAGATGAAGTAGAAGACAGATACAACAATGGAAAAGGTAGTGTCAATACAGACACAACTGATTTGATGGCTGGTTATCATTGTAATAATGATGGAACAGCAACAGAATTAATTGACTATTCTCCTAATGAAAATGACGGAACACATGATTGTACATTCGGTCCTGGACTTATACTTGATGCATCACCAAGTGTAGGTGTCATTTCGTGGTTTTTCCAACCAAATGAAATAAATGAATTGTTCTTTAATATTCATCCTAATGCAACATACCAAGAAGGAAAAAATATTACTCCAATTATTCATTGGATGCCATCTACAGATGACGTGGGTGACATCGTTTGGTGTCTCGAAACAAGCACAGCTAATCCAGGTGTTGTTTATCCAGACAGCAATATTAGTACTGTTACTGTTGCTGCTAGCGGTACGAGATATGAACATATAGTGACAGAATTACCACCATTTGTATTATCCAATTTCCAAGCTATTATTCTTGGTCGTCTTTTCCGCGAAGGAAATAATGTTGCAGATACATACAACAATGGTGTTATATTACTTGGTTTTGAATTGAAGTTCACAAAAAATAAATTAGGTAGTGACACCTGATAACATTTTCAGTATTCTTTTATACTTATTTTTTTCCTTTTTTGTAATACCTTCTTTTGTCAATCCACTTGCTGCCCCACTTCTTCCATACATTGGTAAACCACCTTTTTGGATAAAATATTTTATCGAAGATTCATGACAATTGAATGCAGCACTGTAAAGCATAGCATTCCACGAGAGTTTATGTCCTTTTGATTCAGCTCTTTTGATTAACCAATAAACGCTATTCCATTTATCAGCCAAAGCCGCATTCATGATGATGGATTCCCAATGAATTATTCCTTTCTTTTCAAGACATATAAATAGTTCGTATTGTCCATTTAATGCCGCTTCTTTAATATCCATTGGCAATAATTTTAAAGTATACAAATGTATCAATTTTTTTAGTATCGAGGTCCATGACGCATTTGGACGAGATCATATACTAATACACCATTAAGTTGATGTTTAATCTCAAATGATTTGTCATTGAATTCAGTATATTGAACAATAAGAGAGTTCAATGTGAATGCCGGATTACTGCGTGGAAGAGTAAGAGCTCGTTTAAGTAGAGTTTGTTCTTTTGGATGAGCCTCAAGCCATTTAACCATTTCAATTATCTCTTTTCCGATTTTCTTTTCACCATTTTGTTGATAGAAAATACCAACCTTTCTCATTAAATTAACAGCAGATCGATTATCTGTTATGTATGCTGTTTTTACCATACGCGAAAGCTCATTTTTTTCTGAGGTACTAAATGTTTCTCGTAATCCGGTTGGTCCAGCACCATGAGGAACAAATTCTAACGAAATAGCACCATGACGAGATTTAAGAATATGATTTATTATAGCATTGCGTAATTTGTTAGCTTCAGCTGTATCGATATTAGCCATATTAGCAAATCGCGTAACAGCTGTTGTAATAGCAAGTTCTGGATTACCACTGGTGTAATTTAATGCATTTCGTATGGCGACGGCAGATGTTGGTTGCATTGTAAGATAAACGATGAATGGACCTAAAAGATTGGCTATTTCTTTATCTTCTGGATCACTACTTTGTTGGTAAAGGCTTTCGATTTCTTTCATAAATTTCAAAAGATCCGTATTTTCGCCAAGGTAAGCTGATTGAACTACTTGAATAAGATTAGCCTCTTCTTCATTTGTGAAATTTTCAATAGCTTCAACTCTTGTTCTAACAATGTTGTATGCAATTATGTTGATTAAAACGCCAGTATTTTCTTGCGATAAGCCAGTTTGGTTTGCATATTCTCTGGCAATATTAGATGCAGTTTCTGTTGGTATACCAACTAAATCACTTAAAGCATTCAACATATCATTTCCTTGTTCCGGATTTTTCTGTAGCCAAGAAGAAAATCCTTGAATTAATACACCATATGGTTTTTCTTCTGGACTACCTTGGTTACTGAAACGATTCCCAATTTCGTTCAAGAAAGCGTACATTTGTTGTTTATTATAAATCTCTGTATTTTGGATGTAAGATTCTAGACTAGCGAGACTATTTGGTGTAAATCCTTCCGTGGACGTTGGGCATTTAAATGTTGATAAAAACCATGCGACACAAAGTACAGACACAATGAAACCAACAATTACAATACTAACAATAGTTCTTATACCTTCTTTTTTGTTAATATCTACTGCAACATATGTTCCAAAAAATGTGACAGCAGCAATAAGAATACTTGCAATGCCATAAGAAAGTGCAGTTCCAAATTTCATATTATATTTTACTCCAATAAAAAAACGAATACTATAATAAATGGGTATTTGTGATTCGGGATATACAACTGGTTCAAAAATCGATTCTTGTCGTACATACAAAACTGATATCAAGTATTCAAAAGTATATTGTAACTCAAAAAGAGATGATTTAATAGAAAAAGAAAAAGCTCCTTCGGGATTTAGAGAAATTGGTATTGTTAAAGCTCCTACTGAATGTATAAAATATTGCTTTGGTGATTTTATTAAGAAGGTTCCAAGATATCGTAAGAAGTATGAACGTGTATATAGTTCTAAAAATAAACTTGATTGTTGTCTTGGTAAACTTGATTCTGAATCAAAATGCCATCCAAATTGGTGTTGGGAAAATGATGAATGCGATACTGTTGTGCGAAATTATTGTGCCACTAAGGAAGGACAAAAAGATCCACGATGTGGGTGTTTATTACCACAAGATATGTATAAAGAAACTAAACTTCTTGGACCACCAGAATGTGTTGATGTACGTTGTGCTGGCAATCCACAGGCTTATAGAATTAAAAGACAAAGAACATTAAATTGTCCTGATATTGTTAATTGTAGCATTGGGAATATTACTATTACTGGAACTGACAGTAATATTGATTTAAAAGCCATTAGACAACAATGTGGATCTGAATTTGCTGAAGAGGTGCAAAAAAAGTTAGAAGAAGCACAAAATCCTACAAATGGACCTAGTAACAGTAATGGACCTACAAATGGTAACGGTAATGACAACAGTGGTGTCAAAATTCCAACATTCCTTGACGAAACTGCTAATCAACTCGGTATTAGCACTAATGTACTTATTGGTGGAAGTGCTACTATAATTATTTTATCTATTATCTTAGTTTTCTTGATAATGCGAAAAAAGAAAACTCAGTAAATTATTTTTCATTACGTAAATAAATGGGTAATGTTTTATCACCTAGTCTGAGTGTAAGTAAAAGTGATGTTGTTAATGATATTATTCAGGAACAAAGACAGATAGGCGGAAATGTAAGTTGTCAAAATATAACTGGTGATATTAAACTAACATTTGATAAAACTACAGCCCGCGGTGTTCTCGTAACACAGGAATGTACTGCAAGTTTGCAACAAGTATTTAATGGTTTGCAGAAAAAATTAGCTGACTTAATCCAAGAAACTGAAGCTATCACAGAAAGTGGAGGAATTCTAAGTCCAGAAATGAGTGTTGCAATTAGTGAGGCTAAAACGTTACTTGAACAAAAGCAAATTCAAGAATGTGGAAATGTTAATGTTAATAACATCAGAGGCGATGTTGTTGTTAATGCTACTGAAAGTAATATTTATGACTTTAAATTTTCACAAGCTGGTAGTGCGGAACAGATGTGTGCATTTGAGGCTGTAGCAGATCTTATTGCTAAAATAAAAAATTTGACTAAGGCTGAGACTAAAGGTGGAGGCACAAATTGGATTGTCATTGCCATTGCTATTGGTATTGTTTTAGCACTCGGTGGTGGAATATTTGCTTATTCAAGACAAGAAGAACCACCAAAATTGACTGAAGATCAAATAAATGAACTTCGACGAAGATTACAAAAAGGAGGTAGTCTTTTGAAAGGTAAGGGAATTATATTAGTATTAGCAATACTGGTTATTCTATTTTGTGTTTGTTCTTAAATAAGGATCATTGCGTAATCAGAATGTTAATTTGTGGAATGATTAATTTTTTTCTATAATTAGCATTTTGTCCTATTAAAGTGGTAATCCATGCCTTTTTGCATTTTAATGCCCAATTTTTGGCATCATTTACGTTTTTGAAATTCCCGATACTGAGTGTTCTATAATTAAAACACCCTGTCGTTAATATTGCCTTTATTGAAAACGTTTTATCATCAAAGTTTCCGTAAATTGGGTCAGAATCATCACTTACGTAACAAGCTCCAGAAATCATTACTAGTGTATATTTTATATAGTAAATAAATTTTCATTTTTTTCACTTTATAGTTTATAAATGGCAACATTTCTTGGACTCGGAACAAGTGTATTGTTCGGCAACACAGTGCGTGCTAGTACTGAAGTACTAACAGATTTTATTGCTCCACTCGAACCTAATGATACTGTTACAATTACAGGAAATTTAGTTGTGGAGGGTAGTATCAGTAATGATGATATTCGATTGACTGCAACAGAAACCAACATTGGTGTTAATGTTGGACAAAGTACCGCTGGACAGGATAATACCTTTGTTGGTTCTAGTTCTGGTAATGCCATTACAAGTGGTGTTAATAACACATTTTTGGGAACTCGATCCGGTGTTGCAATAACTACTGGAGTCGATAATACATTTATTGGTACTGACGCAGGAACAGCTACTACAATTGGTGAAAACAATACTTTTGTTGGTAATGAAAGTGGAGAATTTAATATAGATGGAAATAATAATACATTTATTGGTGAAGGAGCAGGAAATAGAAATTCTGATGGTGATAATAATGTCTATCTTGGTAATAGAGCTGGATTCTTAAATTTAACTGGATCTGATAACACTTTTCTTGGTTATCGTGCAGGACAATCTTCATCAGCAAGTGGTTGTGTTTTAATTGGTCATGATGCTGGACTTATAAATTTTGCAAGTAATCGTTTAATGATTGATAACACTTCTACAAATGCACCACTTATTGATGGAAATTTCTCTTCAAGAAATGTTATTTTAAATGGTGATGTTCAATTGGGAACTATTGGAGGAAGTGATGTTGTTGATTTTCGAACAACTGTTGCGGGAGCAGCAGGAGCGAGTGCTGGATATATTACTGTTAAAGTTAATGGAATAGATAAAAAGATTGAATTCTTTGATGTTTAAGTTATTATACTATCTTTTTTTTCGATTGTTAATGTATAATAATGTCGACATTTTTAGGTTTTGGAACTGGTGTTTTCTTTGGAAACACAGTGCGTGCCAGTACATGTTTGATTGCTGATAATCTTTGTTCTACTTCTCCCGGTATTGTAATTCAACCAATCCAAGGTGCTGGTCTTGGTGCCACACATCTTCTTAATTCTTCAGCTAATCCTGTTGATGTAAGTACTAGTGCTGCACCAACTGCTGGTCAGATTCTTATCGCTACTGGAGCAACAAATGCAGTTTGGATGGATGATCCAGGACCTGGAGATGTTGTTGGTCCTGGAGCCAGTACTGATAATGCTATTGCTCGATTTGATGGAACAACAGGAAAACTAATTCAAAACTCTACTATAGAAATTGATGATGGTGGAAATTTCCAAGGAGCTACAATTAAAACTCTTGCCAGCTCAACAAGTTTAGGACGTAATACTGGTATTCCTCCAGCAAATAGCACATTTATTGGCGTTGATGTCGGACTCTTTACAACAGGAACTAATAACACCTTTATTGGAACTGATACTGGTTCTAGTAATAATACTGGTTCTGATAATACATTTGTTGGCACTAGTGCTGGTAGTGGAAATACAACTGGACAAGACAATATATTTATTGGTCAAAATGCTGGATTAGGCAATACAACGGAATCTGCTAATATTTATATCGGAAATGGTGCTGGAAATAGTGCTACTGGATTAAATTGTCTTTTAATTGGAAGAAATGCCGGAGTTACTAATGGTACAAATGATCGTTTAATGATTGATAACACTGGTACTGGTACAAATGAACCTCTTATTGATGGTGATTTCGCTAATAATACTTTACAAATCAATGGTGCTGTTACTTTAGGAACTAATGGTAGCACTGATGTTCATAGAATTAACACCACAATTACTGATACTCCTGGATTAACTGGAACCGGTACAGCAGAATCTTTACCAACCGATCCAGATAGTTGGTTAGAAATTAATATTAATGGAATCACTCCTTATTATATTCCTTTATACCAATAAACTATTTACATAATGCTACAAGAATCATCAATAGGTTTAATAACATCAACAATAGTTGTTATTGTTTTTTTTAACATTTTTCCCGAAATTTTTTCATTTATGTCAATTAATATACTATTCATAAATCCCCAATCTCTAGATTCTCTTAATATATCATTTGAAAGCTTCCCTTCATAAAATTTTACAGACACATTTTCTTTTAATCTCCTCATTAATTGATTCACATTCGCAGGTATTTTATCACGATTCTCTAAATCAAGAATTACTATATCGATATTATTATCCTTTTTTGGAAAATAAGAATGTAAATCAATTATCCAAGTTTTATTTTTTTCTGCTTTTAGTCCACAATACATTTTTGTTAAACGTGGTCGAAAAGACATGGTTCTACATTCTGGTCTATTAATATCACATTCTTTTCGCGATGTTTTTGCAATTAATAATATAACTTTTAGTCCACGTTGCGATAAAGCTTGTTGAAGAAGATTTGCAAATTCTTTTGCTCTATTATCACAAAAATGTTTATTGCCACGCATTGGGCATGTAGCATGAGGAACCGTTATAATAACTGTTTTTGTGTCCATGACGGTTATATTCTTATATTACATATAAAATAAAGAAATGTCTGAAAATTTCCGTTTTCGCGATACACCACATACCAAACATTTTATTAGTATTGATAGCGATCAAAGAGACCCTGTTAGATATCCGGATGCGAGTGATTTCCAAATTGTATTGTTCAATGAATTAAAAAATGTTCTGTATATCAAACTTCTGGATGCACAAATACCTGTTAGTGACTTTAATGTCCATGAATTTAATAATGGATTTGTCTTGACAGACAATGGAACAGACTATCCTCTTCAACTTCCTGTTGGTGACTATGATGCTAATAAACTAATTACGGAATTAACTAATCTAGTGACTCCTCTTGCAACTACAAATGTATATACTTTCAGTATTGTTAATGGACAACTCAGAATTCAAGGCACTGGTGGAGTACTTCCTTATGAATTCAAGTTTGCACCACCAGCACAGTTTGCCGACTCAATTCGCCAAGCATCTGGTGATAGTGAACAAGAAATTGTTTTAAATCAAAGTGCACGTCAAATTCTCGGATTCAATATTGCAAACTACACTAGTGTTGGAGGACCAATTGGTGAGATTTTGAGTCCTAATAAGATTAATTTAACTGGCGAAAAAGCTGTTTTCTTGTATCTTAGTAGCAATGCACATGATTCATATCCTATGGTTGAGAGCAAGAGTCAAGGAGGACGAGATACATTTTACAGAATTCCATTGTCTGCACCACGAAATACGTATACATTTTTCCAGAATGATTATAATTTCTCATATCTTCTTGGAACAACCGGACGTCGTGCTAGAAAATTTACTGTTCAATTAAGAACAAATGATATTCGGAGATTGTATAATACAAGAGGGTTACCATGGTGTTTCAGTCTCGAAGTAGGAAGTTCAATTTAAAAACAAATCAGTATTATTTTTTATTCCAAAAAGATATAAGAGTAATTAATTACAGTCTTCTTTTTTACCTTCATAAATAAAGAATGGGAAGTAATTCAGTTAGTATATTTGGTGCAAATCCTTATATACAACGCACAACAAAAAATATATTTGGTGTTGGATCTACTATTGAAGCATTAACAGACGATATCATTGTCGAACTTCTTAATGTTCGTGCCGCAGCTACTGGAGATATTGTGGGTATATTCAATTTAGGTATTTTAACAGTTCCAGGTGCAATTGTTATTGATGGTGTTGCACTTAATATATTAGATCGTGTCTTGCTTCAACAACAAGCAAATCCAGTTGAAAATGGAGTGTATCAAGTTTTAGATAATAGCGGTCCTAGTGTTCTGGCACGAACTGTTGATTTTCAACCTAATATAAGAAGTAGTAAAGTTTTAGTGAGCGAAGGTGATACACTTGAATGTACGCTTTGGTTTAATGATAAAGATCCTTTTCTTGTTTTGAATGTCGATCCAGTTAAATTCGTTCAGGATGATGGTTCAGGTGGAGGAGGTGGAGGAGATGTAACTGACGCTGCTAACGTCGGTGGATTTAATGAAGTTTATAAACAAAAAGTTGGTACTATACTTGAATTCCGTACATTAGAAGCTGGTGTAGGTATTAATATTACAGAAAATCCGGATTCTATTTTAATCACTAATACTGGAGGTGCAGGAACAAGTGGCAGGATTGCCTTTAGTGTAACAGCAATTGAGATTGTACTTGATAAATCCACTTTAGTTAACTTAGCTTATTTAGCATGGGATCAATCACAGTATAACACACTAACTGATGGACGTGTCACATTTTATGCTGAAATTGGTGATCAAGAACTTACTTTAGACGTTTTTGACAATACAGCAGCTGCAGTAATCGGTACATTGACAACTGCAGGTACAGGTGCTTATACATTTAATATCTCTTTACCGGTAGCGGATACGAAACTTATTTTACGAGGGCAAAATGATGGATTAGGATCTGTTCCTCCACAATTGTTTGGTACTGCAATTAGTTTTCAACAATAAAAAAATTAGTTTATTTATTCTCTTATGGAATGAAGTTTTTTATTTGCATAATAATCATAAATTTCTTTGGCATTTTGATTATTATGTTTGGATAAAATATTTTTTTCAAACTCTTCAGGAGAACATATGAATTGAATCAATGCTTTTTGTGTTGGTAAATGAATTGTTTGAATGCCTATTTTATATCCTTCTTTGATAATACTTTCAATTTCTTCATTAGAAATACCATCCTTTATGGTAATGATTAAATAATCAATTTCATCATAATTAAGTTCACAAGGTTTAATATTTCCTACAACGTTCATTTAAATTTTGTAAGTAATAAAGATGATTTAATCAATTTTTTTATTAAAGTGGTTAAGATTCCTTTTTTGGTAATAATGCAATTATTAAACTCAAAATAATAAAAACAATAATTAATGAAGTTTCTGTAGAATCCATTTGTAATTTATCGATAAAAAAACTATTGTATTTATACCGAAGAATGATTTATTTGTAATGCAATTATTGATATTGTCGCAACACTTATAGCTGCTATGTCTTTTCCATCTAATTTTTCATCAAAGAATACTTTTCCAGCAACAATAACTGATAAAACACTAATAACACTCCATAATGAATTAACTAGTCCAATATCATTAATAAGCGTTAATTTCAAAAGTAACAAAGCAACAATTAAGTAACCAATAAGCCCAATTAACAAAAACCATTTAGATTCTCCTTTCCCATACTTTTTAAGACAAACTAATGAACTACTTTCAACGAAAACAATAAGTAAAATGATACCGAATAAGAAAAAGTCCATATTTATCTTACAAAAGAAATTTCTTTTTTTTATTACATTAAATAAATGTCCTATTTTTTCCCTGATGGAATTAATACTGATGAGATCGCAGCATCAAACACAACAACAATTCAGATTAATGATGATCTTTCTGTAAGTGCTGGTAATGATGTTACATTAAGTACTACTAGTACACTTGATGTACAAAATACTACTGCTAGTACTGGTGCTGGAACTGGTGCAGTTCAAATTGATGGTGGTATTTATGTCGGTGCTAATTCAGTTTACGATGGAGAGATCGATATGAATGGAAACAATATTCGTGACGGTCCTACAACACTTGCTGGTTTTCCCAATGCTTCCGATTATATTACTCGTGGTGCTGCGGAACAACTTGCTACTGGTATTAATGTATTACCTCCAGTTGATATTGCTACTATCGCAGATCCAACAGCTGATGCAGTTTATAACAATGGTGCAGGAACTATTACTTCCAATTTAGCAGAAGATATTAATGGAGATCCTGCATTTGATACTGGACTTAGTGGAGGTATTGTTAATGGCACAAGAATTCTGGTTAAAAATGTAGGTGCAGGAAGTCCCCCATCTGATAATGCTAATGGTTTGTATGAAGTCACAAACGATGGTGGAGGAGGTGCAACAAACTGGATCTTGACACGTGTTGATCTTGTTAATACAGACGATGCTAATGATGCATTTACACTTGTTCAATCTGGTGATACATTTGGTGGTTCTGGATTTATCCAAGTTAATGATCCAGCTATTGTTGGTACAGATGCACTTGCATGGTCACAGTTCTCTCAATCAAATCAGAATTTATCTTCTGTTTTGAATAATGGTAATGATACTGGTTCTACACCAATTAACATTCAAACTGGTAGTGGTATTACTTCAGATGCTGGTCCTGCTGCTACAAATCCCGGTGTAGACATTAATGTCAGTGCTGGTGCAGGTAATACAACTGGTAGTGGTGGTGCTATCAATATTGATGCAGGATCCGGTGGTGCAACTGATGGATCCGGTGGTGCTGTTGAGATCACTTCTGGTATTGGTGGTGGAACAAATGGAAGTTCTGGAGCAGTAACAATTGAGGCGGGTAGTGTTACCAACAGTGGATCTGGTAGTGGTGGTGCTGTTGTTGTTAATGCTGGTGATGCTGGAACTATAACTGGAACTGGTGCTGGTGGTAGTTTAACACTTACTTCTGGAGATGGTGGAGGTACAAGTGGAAACGCTGGGGCTGTTAATATTACTGCTGGTACTGCAACTGATGGAAGTGGTGGGGCTGTTACTATTAGTGCTGGTGATGTTAGTGCTGCCGGAAGTGGTGGTGCATTAAGTTTGAGCGCAGGTGATAGTGCTGACACTAATAGTGGAGGTAACACAACTATTAGTGCTGGAACTGGTGGAACAGGTGCTGGTGGAAGTGGTGGTACACTTTTAATTGGTGCAGGTGATGCAGGTACTGGTTCTGGTGCAGCAGGTGGTGGTGCTACATTAAGTAGTGGTAGTGGTGATGGTATTGGTGCTGGTGGTCTTTTAACAGTAAGTGCTGGAGTTGGTGGAACTTCTGGAGCTGGTGGTAGTGTTGCAGTTAGTGCAGCTAATGGTGGAGCTAGTGGAGGAATTGGTGGTGGAATTACACTTTCAAGTGGTGATGCTCAAAGTGGTAATAATGCTGGTGGTTCAATTATCGGAACTGCTGGAAACAGTTCAGGAACTACTTCTGGTGGTGATGTAACATTGAATGCTGGTACTGGTGGTAGTGATGATACTGGTGGAACTAATAATGGTGGAGGAATCACACTTAATGCTGGTGTTAGTACTGGTACTAATGCCAATGGTGGTGTTATTGATCTTAATGCTGCTGCTGGTGTTGGTACTGGTGATGGTGGAGCTGTTACACTTGATGGCGGTAATGCCCCAAGCAGTGGTGCTGGTGGAAATGTTTCACTTGTTGGAGGTTCTACTGCTACCGGTAGTGGTGGTTGTGTAGATCTTACTGGTGGTAATGCAACTGCCGCTGGAGGAACTGCTGGTTGTTTATTCTTAAATGGTGGTGCTGGAACTGGAACTGCTCAAGGAGGAAATGTTGATATTAATGCTGGACCATCTGTTTCTGGAACTGCTGGAAATGTTACTATTGATGCCGGTACAACTGGTGGAGCATCTGGTGGAAGTATTAGTTTAACTTCTGGACAAGGTGCCACAACTGGTGGAAATCTTGAATTAACTGCTGGACAAGGTGGTACTAATGGTGGAGACGTGGTTATTGCTGCAGGACCTAGTGCTGGTACACAAGGAACTATTACATTCGATGCTCTTGGTACTGCTGCTGCTATTCCATTTAATAGTACAGCTGCTAATCAAACTGATCTTGATGGTAGTTTACCACAAAACATTGTTGGTGCAATTAATTCTCTTATAGGTCCCTTAGGTCCAGGTAATCAAAGAGTTGCATATGATCTTATTCAACAACAAATTCGTATTAATAAAGTAACTAACGTCACAATTGCTTATTTCCCATGGATTAGAAGTCGATACGGTCCAACCACAGGATTAAATTATCAAAATGGTGTTGTAAGTTATGAATGGGATGGTATTTCTGGTGGTGGAACAATTATTATTGATGTTTTCATTAACGGAGTTCTTAGTGACACTGTAACTGAATCTGCAGCAAGTGGTTTCGGAACCTTAAGTCTGACAAATGGTAATTTGCCTGGTGATTCCAGTGAGCGAATTGATGTTCGTGTTCGTAGAACTGCAGGTGGTAGTCCTCCTAATTTGTATGGATTGGTTTTGGAGTTTGATACTGGTGTTTAAATGTGATTTGACAAATGATCAATAAATCCATATTTTTTGTACTTATTTTCTTCTTTTTGATTCCTGATACGAATTCCAAAAATAATTATATTTTTAAATGCATCAATATGCGAAACGATATCTTCAATATCATCAAATTTCTCTGGAAACGAATAATTACCTGTTGATTTACCAATTTCTTTAACCTTATGGACTCGCGGATAAGACTCGTAAATACTATAACAATATCCTCGAGGTCCACAAGCAGCGATTAAGAGTATCTCGAATTTATTGTTATTAAATGGTATTTCCATAAATTTTTCAGGACAGGTGAGTCTGACAAACGACATTTTTAATAAACTAGTATAATAAATGAGCTTTAAAATAGAGCCTTGTTCAACTTGCGAATACATTAAAAAACATGGAGAAAAGGCTTATAAAGAACAGTGTGAGAAAAATATTCAAAAAGTACTTTCTCCTTATCCTGAAAAAGTCATTTTAAGAGACTTAATTAGTAGCCTTGACGTAATTGATGTTGAACCAGATGAATGTATTGTGATGGGATTATATAAAAATATGGATACAGACCTTAAAAAAACTCGATCAAGAGGGTGGAAAAAAGATGTATGGAGTGATAAAAAGAAGTGGATATCACCAAAAAAAGCTAGTTTTGATATACCACGATATGGTGATTTTTTGACAGCTATAAATGTGATAAGCGAAACTCCTGTCAAGAAGATTGAAATATTTGTAGCTGAACAAAAAGTCAGGGAAAGTGACTCAAACAGGATTGATATAGATATCCCTACCTACTGCATACCTAATTTTAGAGTCCATTTAGAGATAGAATTTGAAGAAGACACCAATGAATTTGAGGTTGATATTGAATGGAATGCTGTCGCTACGTATGGTCCTCGTATGGCATTGGCGAGAAAACAGATTATTACTGATTATGGTACTTTTCAAAAAGGGTATTTTGTTCCAAGAGAAATTGAATAAAATAGGTCTAGACATAGGATCCATAAATCACAAAGCCGATATGAAGTTTAGTGTTCTTAAGCCGTCTGGTATTATCAAAGTGATTGATGTATCTGAGCCTCATTTAATCGAACTTGCCTTGCGAGTATCTCTTGCAAGCAAGACAGGTATCATTATTGAGACAGATCTTCTCTGCGCAGCGAGTTTAATAGACCTTTATCAGTCCTACTAATGAGTATCGCACCCCTCCGGGGGTCAAATTTTTTTGTTTCAAGGTCCTTCAGGACCTCTCTTCCTTAAAACAAAAAAAGGTGGTCCCGAAGGACCTTGAAGCTTGAGACTCATTTTCTAGGGAGCCTTTTTGACATCAAACGGATCATAGCGTTGATGCGGCTCTGAAGATCGCGTTCTAAAGTTTCCATAGCAATTTTTCTTCGTGAGTACTGGCTAGTAGTATCTCCTTCTTTGAACTTGTGATCACCACGTCTTACCTGTCTGGCAAAACGTTGAATATCCAAGAGAAGGTCGAGTAGAAAATCAACCATGGATTTGGCAAGAAGACTTTCATTACTGGTATTAATCTTCGGTTCGGGAACAACTCCCTTTCGATGAGGCTTCACTAAAGGGTTAGGCATCACAGCCCATAATTGAGCTTGAAAACTACTGAATGAATCATACATATACTTCTTCTGTTTGGTGTTTAAATTATCTTTGAAACTGGTCTCAACCCATTCTTCGACATTAGCCACAAACACAGGAATATTGAGTTCTGACATCATTTAGTGTGTTATTATCACTTTTTAACAGGCTTGTTTTATTCAGTTTTTACGTCTCCAGTCTTGCTATAAAAACTGATTATATTTTTAATTATAGAGTATAAATGGATTCCAACCAAAGCTTTCAACGATACTTCGAGATCCCTTTGCCTTCAGAGACTTCTCATATTCCGAATAATGAGCTTTTAGCAGAAAAACATGATACATTAAAGAAAGCACATGAACAATTGCAAAATGAAGTTGAAATGTTGAAAATCGAAAATGCAGATTTGAAAAACATGTTGAGTGTTTTAAACACCAGATTTGATCATTTAACTAACAGATTGGACAATGATATTCCTGCATTGTGGAATGAAATTAGTAAGCCATCTTTAATTAACAGAAATATCAAGTTTGGTCCTTATACTAGAGATCAAATTGTCGAAAAGTATCCGGAATTATCACACATTGATTTTGGTTCTAAGAATCAAGACTACAAAACTATGATGTGCAATCGTACACCAAAGGATTGTGGTTGGACATTTTATGACGAAAATGGTGTTTTGATCAAGGATGATTGTCAGTTTGCTCACAGCTATGATCAACTGGGATTCTTTGTTGAAGGAAAACAATGGCGCGAGCGTAACATTAATAATAATAATAAGAGACAGAACAAGAAAAGAAGACGATAACTGAGTCTTTTTTCTTTGTCTTATTAACTTCGCATGTCATTGTTTTCCTTCAACAAAAAATAAGTTTCCTATTTGGGTTTATTTTTCTTTTTTTCTGATCATATGATATATGGCTAATATCCCTACTGCAAGAGATAATACAACTTTATATGGAAACGTAGTTTTGGCTTCACGTTTTGTTCAAACTCCATTAATACAGGGACCTGGAGGAGGTTCCCAAGCTGTCACTGTTGGTACAACAGAGTTCGGCGGAACCAGTAGTGTTATTGGTACTCTTAATAAACCAAGCAGTTTGTCTGTTGGTGAAGGTGGACAATATACAGAAAGTATGATTGTTCAAAGTAACAGTAACGGAATTAGTGGTACTTGGTTAGATCTTACAACTTTAGCAGTTGGACCTTCTAATCCTGCACAAAGTCCACAACAATTTGCTATTCTTCAAGGAAACACAACTAACAATGCTCTTTATATTGGTGCTGATCAGGTATTTCATGGTGTTGCATATATTCCCAATATCGCTACAAGTGATTTATCTCAAGATAGTCAATGGCAATATTGGAATGGAGCAACATGGACTCAGTTTAATGTAATGGTTTCTGAATCAGTCCAACCGATGGATCAATACGCTGATACACCATTTGAAAGGGCTTCTGGTACAGAAGAAAATATGAGATTCGATTCATTAATGACTTCTTCTTGGCAGAAATTAGTTTTGAATGGAAATAATAAATATTGGGTTAGAATAATTTTGACTAACAATATTCTTATTATTCCAGAAGTAACCACATTCACTCTTTCGCCGAGTTATACATTAATTGGGAATGATGGTCGCCAACAATATTTCGGCTTTGCTCGAGTTGTTAGAGAACTTGTATTTCATCGAAAACTACTGGAAACAATCAATTCACAAGTTCCTAGTAATACTGATATTGATTTTACTCCTTCATTGCAAATAAATTCCGTAGCTAATGTATTGGCAAATAATGTTATAGATGCCATTGGAGGTACTATTAGAATTCCCTGCGGAACTTGTACTGCATGCCCACTATTATTTTATGTATCATGGATACCACTTACCAACAACGCTGGTGATGTTGAACTCGAAGTAGAAGCTGCTAAAGCAAAAATGGGTGATAATATTAATAATAGTAGTTTACCATCTACTGTATTTTCAAATACTATTACAGTACCTTCTAATAGTAGTGGTATTATGTTCAATACAATGTTTAGTATTCCAATTAATACTCTTCTTCCTCATGAACTTGTTGTTGTAAGAATTTTCAGGAATGCAACTGGCGGTAATCCTGACGATACACTAAATGGAAATATTTCTTTAGTAGATGTTAGTGGAAATATTAAATACTGGACATAAAATTGATTATGTAATTTAAAGTGTGTGTATCTTAAGACTCATTTTTTTTAAACCAATATTGTAAATATGTCAACTCCGAAAAAAGGGGGTTATTGTCCAATAAAAGCTGGTAATATATTTAATCAAAAATATAAAGCTGTAAAGAAACTAGGTCATGGAAGATTTAGTAATTGCTGGGAAGTTTTGTGTGATGATAACAAATCTTATGCACTAAAGGTGCAAAAAAGCAAAAAGGAATATACTGATTCTGCAAAAGATGAGATTGAAATTTTTGACAGTATGAATACTGATGAGGAATGGTCACCAAATGTTGTGCGATTACTTGATCATTTCGAACACGAAAGTAAGACAGGGAAACACATTTGTATGGTTTTGGATAAAATGGATCTTAATCTTCTTGATCTATTAGAAAAGTATAAACATGGTATGCCTATTCCACTTGTAAAGGAGATCGCTAAGCAAACACTACAAGGACTGCAATTTCTGAGAAATAATGAGGTTATTCATACAGATTTAAAACCTGAAAATATTCTTGTCAAAGTTGAAGATTCGAGTGTTACAATAAAAATTGGTGATTTAGGGAGTGGATGTTGGACGCACAAACATTTCACTAATAATATTGGTACTACTGAATATAGAAGTTTAGAAGGAATCATTGATGCTGATTATGATTGTGGTACTGATATTTGGGCATTGGCATGTATTGTTTTTGAATTATTAACTGATGATTACTTATTTGATCCACATTCATATGTTGATGAAATAGAAATTGGCGATATGGATGAAAGTGGTGATAGCGAAAGTGACGACGAAAGTGGTGATGATAGCGATAGTGAAGACGACAGCGACGACGATGAAGAAGACGAGTATCTCGTTGATCAAATGCATCTTTGGTTAATGACAAATACACTCGGAAATGTTCCAAAATACGTTCAAAGACGTGGTGAAGTTAGTAGAGATTACTTCCATCGCGCTGGTAATATTAGAAATAAACCTAGTTTTCTTAAGGATACAAATATCAGCAAGATTCTTCAACGAGAATATAATTTCTCTGAAGAAGATGCTGATGCTGTTGAGAGCTTTTTATTACCAATGTTAGAGTATGATGTTGAAAAGCGAGCAACACCAGAACAAATGCTTCAACATCCCTGGTTAAATTAAGAGGTACATGTATCATGGCTTTTGTCAATTCATTTACATATCTGGTGTAGTACCAATATAAGAATTATGCGTATATAGGAAGTCTTTAGTACTTTCAAAAAAATTGATTAATGATTTTAAATAAATTACAACTTAAAATGGAGCTTTCTACTATTCTCATTAAAGTTAGTGCTGGATTGATTGTTGCCGCTGGCATTAGTTCAATTAAATCAACTTATGAACAAAAAAATGGAGTAATTGATACGAGAAGTCATTACATTATTAATGCAAGTCTTATTGGAATTGGACTTTCCGTCTTAACTAGAAAGTAAAGATAATTTCTTTTTTTAATTAAAGGATGGATTACTTAAAACGAAAATGGCGTGAATTGCGATACTGGCGACTCATAAAATTAGAAAAGGAAGATACTGAATTATTTTCTTTAGAAGGCAATCGTTATGTTGCAAAATGTATTGATGTTTATGATGGTGACACAATAACTGTTATATTCAAATTTAATCACAAATATCAACAGTTTAAAATAAGAATGATGGGTTATGATAGTCCCGAAATTAGAACCAGGAACAAAGAAGAAAAAAAGGAAGGTTTGAAAGCAAAAAAAGTTTTAGCAGATGAGATTTTAGATGAGTTAATTGATTTAGAATGTCATGAATTTGATAAATATGGTAGATTACTTGGTACTATTTATATTGATGGCAGAAATATTAATCAATTTATGATTGACGAAGGTTATGGATACAAATACATGGGAGGAACTAAAAAAGTATTCGGAGAATGATATTCTTTTGTAGGTTTATTAATATAGAATGGGTGATAATATTTTATGTGGTGCTATTTTTCTTATTGGTGCTTTAGTCGGGTTAATCGTTACGATTGTTTGGAAATCTATGGAAGGAGTTTGTTGTGGTCCTCGTGCAAGTAGAAGAATTGATGTGGCTTATCCACCAGGAATTAGAATAGGTTTAACAGGACCTTGGACAAAAGAGACAGATCCACTGGATAGAAGTTTCTTTGACAATATCCAATAAAAAACTGAATAAATTCTTTATATTGTTGAATAAAATGAAGGAAATCAAGTGTCACAAAGGCGAATTGTATGGTATGAAAAATACTAAAATTACTGGAAATAACAATGTTATTCGTGCGAATAATTGTACAATTATTGGAAATTACTGTACAATCGTAGGTAATAACAATATGATTAGTGGAAATTGTAATAATATCACTGGTACACGCAATACTGTTGTTGGACATGGTAATAATATTAAACGCGAAGGCAATATTCAAAAGAAGAATGAGAAACTGAAAATCACAGTTTCATAATTTTTTTCATTCCTTAAAATAAATGTCCAAAAAACACTTTACTTATTTCCAACAATTTGGTGGTGGGGCGATCGAAGATATTGATTCAGCTATAGCCAAATTAAATGGAATTATTACTAGTTTAAAGAACGTTAACAAAGGTAAAGCTGTCACACCAACAAGTATTGTTGTACCAACAAGTATAGCTTCTGAATTGAGCAAAAAACAACAAGAATTAGTTAATTGGGACGATAATGTTGGAGGAAATATATTACATCATATTAATAGTCCACAAGCATTAGAATTATTATTGTTGAGTGTTCCTCAATTAAAAGGAAAAATTAATGAAAAAAATAGCAATGGAAAAACACCATTAGATATTGCTTTATTAAATAATGAAAGTGATATAGCAAATATTCTTCAAATAAATGGTGCTGTAGAAGGTAATATTGATGATCCAGAAATATGGGAAAATTACGGTGCTAAAAGTGAATCATCACAGAGTTCTACTGAATCCACCTCAGAAAACTCTATCGATAATATTATTAAAAGAAGTTCAATGTGGATATTCTTAACTGTACTTTTTGGACCTGGTCTTATTACATGTAATTACTTAGATTATTATCAAAATACAGATACATCATTCGATGTACTTACAAAATATTATTTTAGATGGACTGAACAAACAAATAAACTTGATGCTCCAAGTTACTTAGATTCAATGATGAAAGATTGTCAAAAACATGAAAATTATACACAAAATTTCTTATTCCCATTGATTATTTATAAAAGTAACGGAGAAATAACATATGGTTACATACAATATAACTTTTCACGCTCTGAATTAAGACTAATTGGAATATTCATCAAAAATCCTATTACATACACTAACTTTGGTGATCAAATTATTAAAATATTAAACCCGTATACTGGAAAAACTCTATATTATCAAAGTCCAGAAACTCAAAAAATTAAAATATTCGAAGTTACAGGTATAGATTATTCAATTAATGTTAATAATTCATTAATCACAACAGTATCTAAAAA